AATTTAAATTTTAATTATTAAGATTTGTCTTTATCTTTCTCTTTTTTACGTTGATTTCTTGCCTTTTGAATCACATCATATTCTAACCATCCACCATCTTTTGAAGAATATCCAATCCAGATATAATTAACTTCTGGATAATGATAATGAAACATTTTCTTTTTTAATTTTGCAGTAGCATCAGCAAGACCTTTTGTATCAATTACCATAACTGAATCATCAGCATAAGTAATTACAAAATCCGCAACATAGTTAATAGGTTGAATAGATTTGTTTTGATATTTGTATTTAGGTTGTAATTCATATTTTACTTGTAATTGACATTCTTTAATACTTCCATTTGCCAATCCAACACAAATTACATCCCTATAATATTTCATTTCTAATTCTGAATCAAATACAATATCATTATATGTACGGTTTAACTTACCATTGTTAGATTTGTCTATGTTAAATTTTGAGCGTTTTTGCTTCATGTTCTCTCCTTTTGAAATAGAAAGATGGCAGAATAAACTACCATCAATCTAATTTATATTCAATATTTAGTTTTTATTTAATAAGTTTGTTTTATACTTAACTGTTAATTGATGTCTTATATAATCATACTTAAATCCTAATGCTGTTAATGCTGTTACAATAGTTTCTGCTTCATCAACAAGTTTAAGTTCTTCTTCTGTTAAATAGTCTCTTGTCAATTCACTTTTCTTAGCAATATTTCTACTTTCTCTTATCTGTTTTGCTGTCATGTTAAATAAAATCATATACACCATATCTGTATAATTTGAATATGTATAAAATTTAGCATCAGGAATATAATTTTGAATACTTGCTGTCATTCTTTTTCTATCAACTTTTCCAACTTCTCTTTGCAAATTCCAATCTTTTTGTTTCTTTAAAAAATAGTTTGCTAAAACATCTTTTGCTTTTAATTGATATTCTGTAAGTTTTGCCACAACCTCTTCTCTAACAAGTTTTACATTAATAGTTGCAAGCCACAATGGAAGATAATCTAATTCAATACATAATGCCTTTTGATTTCCACCTTTTGTAGGTAGGCATAAGGTGGTACACCCCTTTTCTAGTACAATATGCTCCCTAAGTCTATCTCTTTGATTTCTTTCATTAAGACCTAATGCATTGCAAATAAGATTAACTCCAACATAAATTTTACCATCTTCTTTTCTTTTTACAACCAATAACTTGTCTCCATTAAATTCAACTTCCATTAATTCAATTTCTTTTAATTTTACTAATTCATTCTTCATAATGAATATCCTTTCTGCTCTATAATTTAGTGGAAATATGAGCAATACTTATCAGTGCATAAAGCAACCTATCCATATATAATTCAAAATTTATCAAGTCTTGAAACCTTACTACCAAGCGACTTTCAAAATTGAATTTTCCTATGAAATTTTGATTTTATCTTGATTTTTGTTTAAAAAAAAGATCACTAACTCTTTTATTAGAAAAATTAGTGATCTTTAGTGTGATTTGTGATTAATTTATTATAAAACTGTTCCAATCCAATTGAATGTAATATTGTTTTCTTTAATTTTACAAGAATTGCATACTGGTATTGATATTCCTTGATTTGCACGAATATAAATATACTATATTAAGAGATATTTTATTTAAGTTTTATTTATAAACTAGTCAATCATCATACATCTAAATAAAATATTGTTTGTATGACCTAATGTATATACCCATTTAATTTCATTACTTCCATCGGCAATTGATTTTGTCCACATTTTATCTCCAACTGTAGCTGTACTATTGGGATATATTAATGCACTCCAAGGAATAAGACGATTTTCTGGTATAATATATCTAAATATTCTTCCAGTATTTTCTTTTTGAATATAAATATAACAATCATCATAATCATATGCTGTGCCTGTTGTAAAAGTATCTGCTTGTGGAGTATATGTTAAAGCAACCCATGCATTAGATGGTATATCATAATAATCTAATGCTGTACCTCCGCCACCACGAAAACTATAAATTCTTCTTCCATTGATAATTGCGTTTTCATTTGTCCATGCAGTGTCTTGACAACTAGAAACCCAGTTTGCTCCACCGCCTGTAGCAAATGCTCCTCCTCTAGCAGTTGTTGGTGATAATGTAGTCCATGTATTTGCACTAATAGAATATCTATACATTGTTATAGCATTGTTTCCAAGTAAGTATAGATAATCATCGTTACCCTCAATAACATAATTGCTTGTTGCATCTGGAATTGTTGTCCATGCAGAAACAGATAAAGATGTAGCGGTGTTTCCTGTTATTGTTCTAACTTGACCTACTCCTGTTCCACTAATTATTCTAACTTGATAATTAGTCCATTGGTTAGTAGTCCAATTTTTTGTTGAATTAACCAATGTTGTTGAGGTTGCTGATGTTGTTGTTCCTGACACAATTGGTTTATCGGTAGGAGAAAATGTTTGACATAATCTAGCATCAGTTCCCCAAGCTGTAGGTAAACCTGTAACAGATCTTGTAGTCCATGTATTCAATGCACGATCATAATATCCAAATCCAACAGCAGATGTTCCAGCATTGAAAAAATAGTATCTTCCAGTTAGCAATAAATATGTAGAAGAAACTGTTATTGCTGTACTGAATGGTGTTTCAACAGTAATAACACTATTTGCCCCATAAGTGTTTGATAATATAACTCTTTCATCACCTGCTGCTGAACCTCCAGTTATACGAATTTTATATCCCTTTAGACTTCTATTAATTGTTAAATTTGTTGTTAAAGTTGTAGTACTACCTGCTGTTGCAGTTCCACTAGAACCATGATGATGAAATGTTCCACATGATCCTGCACCAAATACACCAGCTAATCCAGAAGCAGGTAAGAGTTGCCATGAATCTTGAAAATGATCATATCTATATATTACACTTGCACTACAAACATATAATACAGCCTTATCCTCTCCACTTGGATCAGTAACAGTAAACATTCCTGTTGAGTTTGCTGTTGGGCAAGGTGTCATCATTTCCCATTCTTTTCTATCTAACACTTTTCTAAGATTATTAACAATTGCCATTATTTCACCATCCTATGTTATACTAATTTTACTTCGTAAATTTCCCCATGCTGCATTGCTTTGTGACATTAAATATTGATTTGCAGAATATCCACCAATTGCTGCCAGATTATTAGCTGTTCCTACCGTTGTTACAGTAGTAATAGTACCAGATGTGACAGAAACTCCACCTGTTTCAATAGCTACCCTAGTTCTACCACTAGTATCTGGAATACTAGTGCTACTTTTAATTGATTGTAATTGTCTTACAATCTCAATTAACCCATCTTGAACAAGTTCTGTTAAAGATGTAAAATCAGTGTTTGGAGTATCTATAAAAATTTGTAATGAATCAGATTGGTTCATTGATGTTGTGTCGTAATCTAGTGTCATTATATTTGATGTAACTGTTCCTCCTGCATTTGGATCAGCAAATGAATATATGATTTGATTTGTTGTACAATTAGTAATTAATAATATTTCTTCAAGTTTTATATTTGAAATGTTATTAAATGTAATTTGTTTTGTATTGGGAGAAAATAAATAGTCTGTTATTAAAGTTTTCATATTACCACCATCCTTATGATAAAGCTATTGCCATAGCAATAGACACCTTTTTTACAACATCTAAATCTACACCACTATTTTCAATTTGAATATTTCCAGATCCTAAAATGTTATTTCCATTTATTGTTTTTATATTTGTTCCAGAAACTAAAGTATTTTGCTTGTTATCTATGGCATTTTGTATCAAGTCTAAGTCAATTGGTTCTGTAACAGAAATTTTACTTAATTTAGACTTTTCAATAGATGTTGCAAATTTATTGTTACCTTCAACTATATCATCAGTATTGTCATTTAATTTATTAAACAAATTATCAATACTTGGAATTAATGGTTTATTTTTTATATATGCATCAGAAGAAATGTTATTTTCATTCCAATCAGATTGAACATTAACTTCTGCTCCACCTTCAATTGTTGATAATTTAAGTTTTTCTAAACTACTAAAATCTTCTGTAGACAATCCTTTTCCACTAATTTTATCAACTTTGTTATCTAATGCATTTTGTGTAACTAAATTAATGGGTAAATTTTCATAATCAACATCAATATTAACTGTATTATTTATAGAGTCATCAGTTAAAATAATTTTATTAGAAGCAGAATTTAATTTTTTAAATCTTAAATCAACACCTATTTTATCCTTAAATATTCCAATTCCAGAAACACCAATATTACTTGCTGTGTTTACTTCTCCTCCTGTACCACCACCACTAACCACATCAAATAGTCCTAATTTACCAGCAGATATAAATTCTGCTTTTGTTATATCAGATAGGTCAGCACATCCTTGTTGAACTATTAACCATCCTCTGAATGTATTATATTGATTATAAGGATTAATTTCTACAGGATTTTTTATTGCACTTCTAGCTGATTCATATGAATCATAATATTCTTGACCATGTTGAAAATCATTACTTTGAGTTTGTGCATAATAAGAGATTAATTGAATTGTCCATTTACCTGTTGGTACTTCTGCCAATCCTATACCTGTTTCATAATGATTTGGATCAATATTATTTACTAATTCATTATCATTAATCCAATCACCATTTGTATCTTTTGGATAATACTGTATTTGTATAGGATTTTCAATTTCTGTTGTAATAATATGTGGTATTTTTTTATTTATTTTATAGTTTGCATTAGCTGTAAATGTTTTACCATATGATCTTTTAACTGTTAAATCATTCGATGCAAACCCATAATCATTACCCTCTATATTAAATGAACCAAAACTTGCAAGAAAATCTTGCAATTGTAAGGCTACAGCATTTGTACATATAGGTTCTATTATTTCATCAGTTATGATATCATTTTCATGTGTTATATAGCCAACATATATTAGGTCACGCATTTCTTCTGCTGTTGGATATGTATTTTTTAATACAACATTACCTGTTATATCAATATATACATATGTTTCCGTATCTGTAAGTAAATATGGTGTAGACAAAGCAGTTTTATTTTCCCAAAACACATCTGTTGATATTGGATTTATTGCATCAGTATAATTGTCAACTATAGTTCCAAATCCTTCTTGTATATCAAACTTTGTATTATCTGTGTTTAAAGATATTTCTCCACCATAAACCAACCCTGTAGATCTTATTAGTGTTTGTTTTTTGTTACTTTTATTGAAAGCATTTTGAACTGCTGCACTAATTGGCTTATTTATGTCTGATGTATTGTCTACATTTTCAATGGCTAAATCGGACTTAGTTATTGTAATATTTGTAGACAAATTCTTACCATTTATTGTTCGTGTATTAGGAACTGCAATATATCCTAAATTATCTTGTTTTTCATTCACTAATATTGTTAATGATGCAATTAAATCTTTCAATATTTTACCTTGATTTGCTGACAAGGGTTTGTTTGTATCTGTATGTATTAAATCATCAACAATGTCAGTAATATTTATTTTATTACTTGTAATATTATCAATAAGAGATTTGTTATTTTTTATATATTCTATAATCTCAGTGATAGAGTCTAAATTGACATCATCTGAATGTAGTATTGTTTGAATGCCTGTAATAAGCCCTCTTAATTTTCCTAATGTATTACCATCATCAGCCACATTGTCTTTTAAATTAGTAATAGCATAATCAATTTTATTTTGACATTCTGATTTAGTTTCAAAATCACTATCATTAGTTAAATGACTTGTATTTGTTGGAATAAAAGGCACTATTGGAATTTCTGTTTTAAGAGCATAAATGGTTGTATCTATATCTGAATTAATAGTAATGGTTTTATTGTTTTGATTAATATCTAAAGATATATTATTTCCTTCAATAAAATTAATCTCTTCAGATATACCATTTATAGTAGGTGAAATACCATTATCTCCCTTATCACCTTTTTCACCACGATCTCCCTTATCTCCTTTACTTCCTGTTTCACCTTTTTGACCATCTTGACCATCTAATCCATTTCTTCCTTGTATTGCAACCTCCACAATTTCAACAATATCTTGATTAACAGACACTTGTAAACTGTCACCTGTATCATTTGTTATTGTTAAATATATTGGATTTTCTATTATATTGACACTATCTTCACTCATTATTTTGTCACCCCTAAATAAACAGTAATTTCTCCTTTAATTATATACTCTTTATTAGTTGACGATCTAATTAACAGTAAATCGTATATATATTTATTATGTTGTAACATTGATGTTTGTGATGGTAAAAATGTGATGATTATTTGGCCTTGATCATTAAGTACAATTCCATCATTTTCAGTCGTTAATTCAATAACTGGCTTTGACCTAACTAATTGTTTTACCTGTAATTTAGCTGTATAGGTTGATAATGGTATTGGTGTTTTATTTGCATCTTTTAAGATAATTTGCAATTCTCTTGTAGCACCTTGATCTATTGAAAAATTGTATGTTTTAGCCAACATATTTACCATCCTTTCTTTTATTTTTTAATATGAAATAATTTTAAAATTTTTAGTACCAAACTTACCTTCAGTTTTTATTTTAATATTTTGATTGACATTTATATCATCCATATTATCAATACTAAAATGAATACCATATTCTTCATTGTTATCTTTATATAAAATACCTATAATATTATCTTTAATCCACACAACTTTGCATTCTTTATATTCGATATTGAGCTTATCTTTTGCCAATTTTAGTCGCTCCTTTAATTAAGAGTCATATATATTAAATTACTTATTTTCAATGTTATAATTTTTGCACTTAGTAAAATCTGTTTTCATTTTTATACATTGTTCATTAATACACCATCTACAATTTATACATGGTAAATTGTCTTTTTTGCATATACATATTAATTCAATTCCTTGCTTTTTAAATATTCCATTTTCATCAAAATATATAAAGTGATTTCCATTTAAGTTAGGTATTACAACTGACTCTATTTCTGTTTTTACAAATTTTACACCTTTACTATATATTTCATATGATGTATTTTTAGGTGAAATAGAAAATGTTCTTGTTGATTCATCAAAATCCATATTAACATATATAGATAAATTTTGTGTTAATGTTTGTGGAAAATTAAAACCAGATGGTTCAAGAATGTCTGTATTTATTAATGCTAGATTATTTATTTTACCAGTATTAATAAAATCATTATTTAAAAATCCCACTATGAAATCACTCCAATCCAATTATAAGTAATAGAACTTTCATTTATTTTACATGAATTTAAAACAGCTACCTTAATGCCTTGATTTGCTCTTATAAAAATTGGAGTTCCATTGTTAATTGACATTGTACAACTTTGATCATTAAACAATTCAAAGTTATATAATTTTTTACCATTTGGAACTATTTCTTGATTTGCTACAGAAGTTTCTAATTCACTTGAACCAACAACTATAGTACCATAATAATTTGTTATCATATTAAATTCCTCCTTTATAAATATTTAATTTTTAATTATAATACTATTTTGTATCAGTTTTTGTCTTAGGTATTCTTCATCATGCCAAGGTTCAAATGAAGTTATTCTAATCAGTTTAATTCCATGTTGTGGTAACAACACATCTTTTATGTTGTCATTTTGTTGTAATGTTTGAAAAGCCTTTTCTCCACCAAAATCTTGAACTGGTTCATAATGTTGTCTACCATCAAATTCAATTGCAAGATTGTATTGTTTAAAATATCCATCTACCCATAAATGAAAATTATTTATACCAATTAACCAATTCCAAGTCTTTTGTCTGTCACATTTTTCATTTAGAATATTAGATATTTTTGTTAAAACAATATATTCTGCACTAGCTTTATCTTCTATATCAAACCCATAATCTAAACAAATATCTTTAAATTTTTTATTAAACTTTTCTTCAAAAGTTCTCTTGTCTCGTTTTGATAGTTTTTCAAACATACTAATTGATGGATATTTACTATATTGACTATAAAAGTCTTGCATGATTACTTTTAATTCTATTTCAAGCTGTTCTTTGCTAACTAATAATTTATTCATAGTACTTGTTATTTTACTAATTTTAGTTCTATGTTCCTTTTTTCTATCTAAATAATCATTATAATCTAACTCACTTACATACATCTTAACAATATCATCATAAGCATTAAGCACAAATCCAAATCTTTTTTTATAGTTTTCTATAGTAATCTTAGACTGATCTATAAATTCTTTATATAATGGTATGTATCCATAATACTTAACAACATTATTAAAATTTGTCTCATAATCTTCTATAGTATTTCTATATATTTTTCTACCACAATAATCTAAAATTTCTCTAATTCCAAAAGTTTTAATAATTTCATAAGACACATATTTGTCTTGATCGGCAAAAGTTTTTAATGAATCAAGTTGTGTTTCATCTCTCCATTTTAAATAAGCATTTTTAATATAATCTTTTAATAAATGCTCTTTGTTAAACATAGATAAAATATCTCTCCATGTTTTACCTCTAAAAGATCTAAGAATCTGCCACGAAGATATTTCACTGATTTCATCAAACTTAATTCTTGTTGCAGTTATTTCATTTGTAACATATTTTTCTATATGATATTTTGCTTTTTCATAAGACTCTTTTGCTGCTTTTTCTAATATTCTTTTATTGTCTCTTTCCATCTTACTTTTTGCTTTTTCTTGTATGCAAATATCGCATAATTTTTTATATCTTGTAACTTGCTTTAATGTTGTACCACATTGTATACATGGCTTATCTACCAAATCCATTTTTATTACCTCCTAAGTAATATCCTATTTTAAAATAAAAAAGAAAGCAGATGAATAGGATTTTCACTTTTCAACTCGTCAGTCTAGCTTTCTTTTTGTAAACTTAATTATTCAACTTTTGTTTTACTACTTTTACACAATGATTTAATAATATCTTTGAAAATATCTTTAGCAATAATAAAATATTCAGCATCATCTACACCAAATTCTACATTATTAAAATCAGATATAAATTTACAATCATTTTCATTTTTAATAGAATATTCTTTAATATCATGAATACTATCACTTGTAATATCATGTAATCTTAACCCAAATTTCATATTTTCTGTATGTGTACTTTTCATCTTATTTATCATCCTTTCTTGATTCTTCAACTTTTTTCATATATTCAATAAAACATATTTCACAACAACAAATAGACTTCCAGTAAAATAATCCTTTTTCAACACAACCATTACAACTATAAAAAGGTTGGTCACAATTATAGCAATTTTTATTTGGTTCACTCATATTCATCAATCCTTTATGTTTTACATTAATCAAATCATATCTATTATGTTCTCATTAATATAAAACTGGTGAGTTATATTTCAAACCCACCAATTATTCATATTTTAATTAAGTGAGATCACTTTCATCATAAACAAACATTTTCCAAAGTTCATTATCATTACATGGTTTTAATGCTTCAATTTCAAATGCTTGAACTGAAGGTTCTCCACCAGCAGTAACATTCCATTCAAAAGCACCTTTAACTTTACCAGTTTCAAATACAATTTGTCCTTGATAATCCTTTTTTGTACATGCATCTCTTAATAAACAGTCTGCAACAACTTTAACACTCTTAGAAAATACATCTGTTTTAGCAACAACTTTTTTAGCTGTTGAAGCTGTTGGTTTGTAAAAAGCTACAATAGTTGATCCTACAGGCACTGCATCTGTTGAAAAGCTTATCTTCTTAGTTAGTGGAGCATATGCGAACTTCCCACTTGTGGCAGTAGCAGCTTGTGTAAATTTAGTACCAAGACTACCATCATCATTTCTTAAATAAACATATTTAATTTCTGATCCTGCGGTTCCTGTAGCTTTTAGATGTGTAGTGGCTTCATCTGCTACTGTTGTTGTAATAATGTCAGTGTATATAATTCCAGTTTCATCTGTAGTTGTTTCTACATCTGCTCCCAACTGAACAGCTAATATACCATCTGTAATTAAAGCATTAGAACCACCAATTGAAGCTGCCTTAGAGTGATCGAATCCGATTAAGTTTACGTTAGATCCACCGCCCTTAGCATATACAGTTTCTTGTCCATTAGTAAATTTTGATTCTTTCATATCTTCTAATTGTACATAAGCTGCACCTGTTGCAATATCAAATAATGTAATCTTAAATACCTGTTGAAGACCATATTTACTTGTAGTTACTGCCATAATCAAATCTCTCCTTTATTTTATAAATTAATTGTTGACAACCAATGTATATCATCTTGATTTTTTAAATCAATGTTGCCTGTATAGTATCCTTGCATTAAATTGTGATACTCTTTGACTTTTTGAAGCCTACTAACTCCATTGAAGAATTGGTAAGCATATAAATTTAAAATATTTTCATAATTAATTCCAGAAGTATTTGCCCATACTAAACTAGAAATTAAATTAGCTAAATATGATTCTTGTTTTTTATTTAATTTTTGTTGTCGTTTTTGTTTTCTACGTTCATGATCAATTACAAATTTTCTTGCACCCTTGTTGGCAGGATTATATTGTGTTTGTTCTGGAATCATATTAATTTTCTTTAGATATTGTGCAATTTGTTCAAAGATAAAAACATCTATATAAATATCATTATCTTTGTCATAAAGAAATGTTTTTTCATCATATTGATATGCTTGAAAATAATAATTACTATCACATAACCAATTTAAATCTTTATTATAATCATAATCTGAAGACCATCTTGTAATAAATAAATCAAAATTAGACATATCAACATAATCAATACCCATATCATCTAATTGAACCATAAAATCATATGGTTTTGCAGTAAATAAACTTACCAAATTAAAGTAGTTATATTCACCATATTCAATAATATCTATTATTTTTGGATGTTTAACTTTTATTTTATTATCAGTAATTAGATATCCACCAGAAATTAGTTTAGACTCATCCATATGTATCACCAACATTAGATTCAGATGATAGTTTATACACCATCTTATAACCATAATAGTAATCTGAATAGTAAGAAACTTGACTATTTTCAAAATATATATTATTAATTGATAAATCAGATATGTGTTGATTATTAAAAATTTCATCAATTTTATTACAAATACAATAAGCTCTAATACCTTCATCAATAAGCCACAAATCTAAATGACACATTACATCAATACATAGATATATTTCTCTAAAACCACTATTATTTCTATATGGTTTGCTGCTTTGAAAATAAACATTGATTAATGAAATCTTATCAGTGATAGCATTTGTATCTTTAGGTAATGGAAAGATGTTTTTCATTGTAAGGATAGATGTATCATCAATATTGGGTTCACTTAAAGGATCATTATTTGGATAATATAAATACTTACATAAATCTTGATTAGATTCTAATATTTCAATAATTTTAATAATTTTTGAGTTTAAATCTTTAAAAAATGACAACCTTCACCACCTACCATGCTCCTTTTAATTTAATTTCAAAAATCTTTTCATTTCCAGATCCATCACTAACCTTAATTCTCACATTACTTCCATTAAACATCTTCAAGTTATTTACAGTAAAACTATTTACTCCACTACTAAAAGTATAATAACCACTACTAATACCACTTGTTATGTCTTGAATAGTTAAAATACTTCCACTATCTACACCATTAATTAACTTTTTAACAATATAAGTTTGTGATTTCCCTTGTAAAATAGATGTTGTATTAGGTTCTACTTGTATGACTCCACTATTCACAATAATATTTTTATAATTAGCAATACCTAAATCCACTTTATCATCAGGAGCTATTTCATCCTTGGCTAAAGTAAGTGACATATAATTACCGCCAATAAAAGTTTCAACAAAATTAACTTTAAATGCTTGACCATCAAATAAGAATCTCTGATTTACTTTAATCTTAGATGTAATTTCATTTTGCTGCACATCAACATAAATAAATCCATTTTGAATTATTATATTTTTATTAATATCAAAAACATTATTATTAACCTTGTCTTCAAGTACACATGGATAACTTCTAGTTATTAAATTTTCATCTTGCCATTTTAAATTATGATTACATTTATAAATTCTACCTCTTATGTCATATAAATGTTGTTCATCTAATGTTTCTAATAACCAAGCAGTATCTTGATTTCCATATCTCCAATATATATAATCTCCACGAGAAAATTGAATATCATCATATGGATAAGACCATAGCATTTTATAAAATACATCTTCTTTAGTAGCATTGTCATCATAAATACAAACTTCAACAAAATCAGTAGAATTATTGACTTTAACTTTATCATAGCCTAAATTTTTACTAAAAGATTCTTTTAAAGCATTAGTTAATTGGTTTTTCTCATCTTCTAAAGTACCAGAAATACCTAGTATTTCATTCTTAACTTCATAACATGTTTTTATAGGTTTTTCTATTGGTAGCCTCATATTAGACCACCACCCAAACCTAACAAATTGTCTGTAGTGTACTTAATTGTATATTTATTAATCATAGATTCAACTAATTCTAATTGTTTAGTTGAAACATCTTTTACTTCTTTAATATGATTAGCTTGTGATGGTCGATTAGTCTTATCTCCATAAACCATTTGATTTAACAAACTTTGTTTATTGACTTGTTCCTTTAAATAAGGGATTAACATTCCCTCAGCAAGTATTTCTTGTTCTTTAATATTTAAGTCTTCTTCAAAAGAGCCAATAATATAACCACTAACATATACTTCAGCACTATTAGGAATTGTTTCGTTAATTGTTAAAATATGAGTATCTACATCATATGTATAATCTGTAATTTGTATATAATTAGTATTGTCATCAATTCTATAACCAATATAAAAGCTACAATTATCTGGTGGAACAGGACTTAATAAATACTCATTATCAATACCATCTGATGTAAAATAATATTCTTGTTGAAAGAATGGTGTCATTTTATTAAGATCTTTATAGCAATCAGATTCAAATAAACTAATTGCATACTTTAAATATTTATATTGCAAGCTATATATTTGATTTGATGGTTTTCCAATCAATCTTCCATCATTTTTCATGATTTCATTTAATTCATAAATTTCTTCAAATTTTGTCAAATGTCACCACCCTTTCTTAAATACTTATATTTACTATTCTTCTTTTTCTTTTAGTTCTAATAAACTAATTGTTTTACCAATATCTGCTCCAAAGAAATCATTAATAACTAAATTGTTTCTAAAATCAAATCCTTGAACCATATTATTTCTTAGTAAATATGCAATTCTAAATAATAGATTATGCGTTACAGCATTATCAGTTTTGTTATTAGTAATTTCAACAAATTTTCTTAATAGATTATCTGAAGATAACTTCAATACTTCAATAATTGTTTCATCATTCAAAACAATATCTGTATAAACACTATACTTTTGGTACATTTCTTTATCTACAAAATACAAAAGTCCTTTTTCAAAAAACTTTCTGAATTTATTATTTTCAAGTAATAATCCTACTCTGTCCTTGGTCAAACCTATTGGTTTTTTATGTCCATAAATTGTAATGCCTCTGCCACTTCTTGTGTCATAAATCAATTCTGTTTTACCCATCATATTTGAACCAACATAAACTATATCATTTGATTCTACAAATTGTACTGGCTGTGCTTGTATAGGTGCAACATAAGTATTTTGAGTTTGTAAATCTTGAATCTGTTTTTGTAATGCTTCAAACATGCCTGTAAACTGACTCATTTGTTCTTTTAACTCATTGTTTTCTTTAATCAACTGTTCTTTTTCTACATCAACAATATTTTCATTAATATTCATCTCTTCATTTTTTGGTGTTCTTGCCATATTCTTTTACCTCTCTCAAATAAAATTTTTTTAAAATATTAAAAAAGAGAGAGGGCAATATACACCCTCACTCTTATCATTATTTAATTTTTAATTATACATCTTGAATTCCATAAGAACCCTGTGAAGCAAGACCAGTTCCCCATGAAGTTAAGAATTTATAAGACCTTCTGTATAATGAACCAGATCTTCCATCATCTTCAATTGGAACAATACTATTTTCTTTTACAAGTTTAATAGGCTTGTCGCCAATATTAGAAAGTAGTAAAATCTGATCGTTTGGTACTCTGAATGGAATTGTAGGCAATGAAGAATCTACTGCCTGATCAAGAATTACAGATCTTACTCCATAAAGATTTCCAATGAATCCTGTTTTGTTAATTTCATCTTGTGTAGCAAAACCATTGGTTGGTGTGATTTCTCCCCATGCAATCTTAGTTCCATATGCTGTTACTTCTGCACCGTTAATTCCTCTTAGTCTCTCTACCATTTCAAGATATGTAGTTTTTGCAAAGGCAGCCTTATAGAATGGTGTAGAACTAACATTAGCTACTGTAAACAATTTATCAACTACTTCTTGATACATTTTTGCTCTAAAACTCATAGCTAATTTGGCCATCAATTTACCAAAGTCATAATTGTATGCTACCATTTCTGTTACATCAAATGATATAGCAGCAATTCTAGGAGTTGGTACAACAGTAATAGGACTTGCATACTGCTCATTAAATCTAGTAGTAAGATTACCATATGCATTTTCCTGAATAGGGAACAATGCTTTAGATTCAATCTGATATGTCTTAGAATCACCAACAGCAACATCTTCAACATTAGCAAGTAATAAAATCTGTTCAACTTCATTATCTGCATTTACAGCCTTTAATACTTCAGTTTGAATACCAAAGAAAAGTTTGCTAAAAGTATCAAAGCCAAAAGCTCCAGCTAAACCTTCCTTAGTTGTAAGATCAAACATATCAGCAATATTAGCTTTTTCAGCACAAAATTTAAAAATATTTTTCTTGATCTGTTCATTTAGTTCAGAATAATTTTCACTTGAAGAATATTTAGTTGCCAAGAAGTTCTTATTATGATATTTATCAATAGCTATTTTGGTAAGTTCTGTAAGACCAGAAATTAATTCTAGTCCTCCTTGAGTACCACCCATATTAGGCATTACTCCACAAAATTTTAATGTTTTTACGTCAATTGTATTCATATTATATATTCATCTCCAATTCTTTAATAGTTAATTATTTACCTGCGACAACTCTTGTAACAGAACCAGTAACAAAATCCATACCAAAGTTTCCACCAATACCCATATATTCTACTTTTTCAATATTTAAAGCAGTTAAATTAGTTCCTACAGTTTCAGAAGTGGTTAATGAATTTGATTCATCTTTAGGAACAAGTTTAACACCAGCAGCAATAGCAGGATTAGATCCTACATCTACAACATCATTAGAAATAAAGAATTTCAAATTAGGAGTCAATCTAATTGCAGTTGCAACTTCACCTGCTTTAAAGTCAAATGTACCAATATTAGGATTACCTTCTGGTCTTCTTCCATCAGCAAGTTTTTCAAAACCTCCATTAATTATGATACAAGGATACTGAGCAGTAGGGTCAGTAATAGTAGTACCAGCATAAACCTCTCTATTTGCTGAATCAGTTGTATCAAGTGTTTCACACAGAACAATTGTTCCTCCATAGTATGTTTTTCCTGTAGGAACTTTTACCTTCTCAACCAAGTGTTCAGGAATTTTTGTTAAAGGGTAACAAATTTTATTAGCCATATTTTTTCTATCTCCTTTTTATAAAATATTTAAGATTTAATTTAGATATATTTACTCACCAAAAGTCTGTTTAAGTCTTTCAGCATGTGAAAGTGGTTTTGCATTCTTTTCATCACCAACAGGAAGTGAGGCAAAGTTGATTTTAATAGAATTAGAATCTTGTTGTACATTAGGATTATTAAAAGCAAGTTTAGCTTTAATAGCAACCTTTTCTTCTACTAATTCCTTTATTTGTGAATATGTACTTGTAGATTCTTTAATTTTATCAGAAATTTCTTTAACTTCATCTTTTGATAATAATTGAGAATATTCTTCCACTTTAGAAAACATTTTTATTTCTTCTTCTTTTCTTGCGTATTTATTACATAATTCTTCTTTTTCTGCATATTGTTCTTTTAATGTAGCATATTTAGATTCAACTTCACCATATTTAGCCTCAACTTCACTATACTTAGATTCTATGTCAGCAAATTTAGCCTCCATTTCAGTAAACTTAGTCATTAACTCACTATATTTAGCTTCAACATCTGCATATTTACCACACATTTCATCTTTTTCAGTAGAAACCTTTTCATATTCTTCTTTAGAATATGTTTCACTCACACTTCCTACAGGTTGATATCCAGCTTTGATTACAACTTCTGATTTATCAAACTCAATAGTAGCAATATTATCTGTTATTTGATATGGAATTCTTTTATTTTCACTAGTTTCATTATCTTCAACATAGATATATTCTTCATCATTATCAAACAGCCAATATTTATGATAGGAATATTCATTTTGAGTATATGTAGTTTGGTGTAAAACATTATTAATAATCTCTCTAGTTTGAAGTTGAGTTAAACCATATTTATTTAAGTTCATTAGATCATTTTCCTCCTTTTTATTATTTTCTTGAGTTACTTCATTTTCAAATTTTAATATTACATTTTTATAAAAATCTCTACCATCATGTCCACCATAAAACAATATATTTTCTTCTTTTCGCAAATTATTGATTTTACTAAATAATTGAGTTATTTTACTATAAGTAAATGATTCATTATTTATAATTTCTTTTGCAAATTGAATTAATTGAGGATTCTTTTGTGGTAACTCTAATGCCTTTTGAGCATTATCTTTGACATTATTAGGAATAGAGAATGTTGCTAATTGTTTGTTGGTGTCTTTGACAAGCTGATTATATTCTTGTGAAGAATATTTCAACATTTTTGTATGTGCATTTTCAATACCAGTTGCAAAGTTTTTACCTAGTAGAAAGATAGACAAAAAAGCAAATTCATCAACTTCTTTAAATCCATCTTCTTGTCTTTGATGACTTGTAATCTCTAATACTTCCATTGAAATTTTGGTAAAATCATTATTTAAATGTTGTGCAAATTCTGGATAATATGCTTTCCATACGACTAATTTGCCTGTTAAATATTCTTTCCCTTCATATTCTTCAAATTGCAATTCAGAACTTTCAGGAATTACACCTATACAGCGTTTATCTTTTTCTTGTTGCTCATTTCTGGCATGTTCTAAAAAGTCATATCCATTCCATAAACAAAATACTGGTTGATTATATAAAGTTGTTGAAGCTTTTTCTATTGCGTTTTTAGAAAAATATGTTTGATTTGGATTGCCGCCAACACTAACAATCCATACTTTAAGTACAGACTTAAATGGATCATCTTCTAACAAAGAATATTTACTAATTTGTAATTGTAAATTACTATTCAAAAAATTTTCCTCCTTTCTACAATAATAGATAAGAGGTTATAAACTCTTATTCTGTATTAAATTTAAAACTTTTTTTGATTTTACATAATAAAAAATAGAATCTTGTTTTTCAATAGGTAAAATTCCATTAGATTCTAAATAATCTATTAACTCTTTATTTTCAATTTTTATATGTAATGATTTGTTATATAAAAAATTTACAATTTTCAATCATTATCACCCTTCAAAACATTGATCAAACACATAAATGTCTTTAGCATTATACATTTGATTCTTTAAATTAGATGCCTTATTTAATTCTTCTCTTTGTTCCTTTTGCATTGATAACAAAAATTCTGTAGAAATACCATCTTCATCAGAATATGACAAAGATAATTCTTCACTTATTTTCTTAGTTGTCAAAATTTCTCTTTCAATAATTTTATCTACAATTGTTTTTACATCAATAATTTGAAAATTAACTTGATTAATTTCAACTCTTATAGGATGGATGTCTAAATCAGTTAAAAATTTTCTAAATAATTGAGCATGAGTTTTCTCTTCATTTGCCCAATTACTCATATATTGAGATAAATTATTTAATCCATTAACAGATAGATAATCTGCACAATACTCATATATTTGACTATTTTCTAGTTCATGTCCTATTTGTTCAGTTAATTTTGCTATCATTTCTTCAGATAATATCAAGATATCACCAACTTTCAAATTTAAATTTTAAACTATCAACTAAAGATAATTCATTATTGATTTTATTAAAGATATATTTACTTACTGATTGATTGCCTTGTATTTCAATTCCAAACCAATCAGGTTTTACAAAATTTTTCATTTGACTTTCATTAGAAAATTCAACTTCAACAATTACATCATTGGTATCTAAAAAGTAATCAACTTCAGCAATTAACTCATTATCTAATTCAACAATGTATCTATCTTTAATCATAGGTTTTTTATCAATGACTTTAAAAATTCGATTATATTGTTGTTCTGATATAGAAGTTTCTATTTCTTCTCTTTTATTATTACCTAAATCATATTTAACACAATGACTATATTCTTTTATATCGTCTTCATTAGTAATACACCTAATTCTACAATCAGGATTTATATTAGAATATGTTTGTGAAATATTAATTTTCTTTTTAATTTTGTCTTTAGGAATTTCAACTTTAGGATTGATTTTCCATCTTTTTTCACGTTCAATCAATATATCACATCCTTAATCATTTGTTTCATAATCTCTAGTAATCTCTCCTGCATCACCTAATTCATGATCTGCAAGTTGCCTTCTACCTGTTTCATTTTTATTTTCCTTGCCACTCATAGTAGATGCCATTTGCATAGGAGTTAATAGATTATCTTTTAATCCACGTTTCTTTTCCCATCTTAATAATGGTTCAATTTGAAATGGTTGATATTTATAGGCTAACAGTGTAGACATGGGAAAGTTGTTACTTGTTACTAATTTACTCATAGTACTAATTTCTTCTTCTAGGTTATAAGCATTACCAAAGAAATTAACTTGCCATGTGTATGTTCTACTTTTTGTCATTAATATATAATTAACCATATTAGCAAATTGAGAATACATTTGTGGAGCAGAAAACAAATAATCAGATAATATAGAATATTTTAAACTTGCTGCATTTTTGGCATCTGTAGTACCAAACATAGTAGGAGAAAGACCACTACTTTCCATAAAAGCTTGAAATCCTATTTCTTGTAATTTTTCTGCACTTTGTGTACTTTGAGACACATTAAAATCTTCAACATCACAAAATGTAGTTATTGGTCTAATAAAACTAGGCAGAACTTTAGACATCATATTTGTCAATTCAACAGCTTGTTTATATTCTACTAAAAACTTATTAGACTTTTCATCATATGGAACTTTTTGAATCAAAACTTTAATAGTGTCTGCCAATGATCTTTTCTTGGTTAAGTCTAAAAATACAGGAATATCCATAGCAGTTTTAAAACTTCCCTTTAAAGGAGGAGTCATATCTAAATTACTTATATTATGCATAAAACACCATCCCATATGTGGCATAATAGGTAAATATTGATATTGTGCTAATTCTTTTCCTTTAACTCCTGCTTTTCTTGCTTCTATAAACTTTTTATATGCATAATTAAATTCAGGTGTAATAGAATCCATACCTACTGCTTTATCAAAATAAACAAGATTTAAAGCAAATAATACTCCATAATCCCATGTTCCAACAGGAATACAATAATCTGTTGGAAGTCTAGTCAATGTAAAAAATTTGTCATTTTCTTGAAAAGCATAAAAAGCTACACCTTCAGATAAAACAGTTTGATTAATATTTGGAAATTGAAATGGAATATTTAATTTTTTTAATGTTTTTAGACATGTTTTATAACTATTTACATAGTCTTTGTCATCTAAGCATGTTTCATTATCATCACAAGGCAATAACTCATATTTAAAAGCCATTGTACTTGCAAGATGCTTAACAGAACGATAGTATATATTAATATTGTTTTCAAGATATTTACTTACCATTCTTAATTCAGAATCAAAATGATAAGGATTAAGCAGCCAATTAGTTAATTGGTCTACAGTTGGCAAATAACTTTGTGTATAGACACTTTGTTGAAAACTTTCAGCCAAATATGGATTATACATACCATTACCAGAACTAAGTAATGATTCTTCATGTAATTGTTCCATTTGTTGTCTTAATCCTCTAGCATATTGCTGTATAAAGTCTTGAATGACGGTATTACCGTCTTGTTCATTATTTATTTGATTTTGTTTGTCTAATTCTTCTTTAATTTCATTAATTAAATTATCTGAACCCAAACGATTAACACCTCATTCCTACTTGATATTATTATTAAATTATTTAATTTTTAATTATTACTAGAAATACCAATTATCATTACTTGAACCTGATGGAGCAATAATAAATTGAGATATGTCAAAATTATTATTTTCTTTTAATAAATCTTTTTCTAAAATTGAAGCAAAAAAGTTAGCATAGGCTAATGCACTATACCGGTCTTTTCTTTGTCCTGCTTGTTCTTTTAATTTAATTACTCCTGTTGTTTGATTAATTTCAGATTCAAGTAATACCATTTCATTTACTAATGCATCTGTATGTACAAATGGTGCTTCAAGTTTAGCAATAATTTCAACAGGTAATTCTAAAACATTTTTAATTTTTGAAAGATATTCATAAGAATCGTTTTTATCTACCAATAATTTTATTTTATTTCGATTGATATTGTCTCTTAAAGAAACAGCAATTTCAGAGTTAAATTCTGATGTAGCAGAAACAGTATATATTTTTTTTTCTGCATTTGGAATTAAACATCTTTCTTGCATTTTTTCTTCATTCATACTATTAAAAGCATTATATTCAATATCTCTTTCTTTATCATATAATTTTTTACATAAATTATCATATACTGCTATTCCATTTCCTTGTCTATCTAGAACAATATAATCACAATCTAAGTCATCATATAATTGCCTAATACGAATTGCTTGAGACTCACTATGAACACCAACCATAGTTTCCATATAAGATACAATTCTTTCATATCCTTTAATTTTTGTATTATCTCTTTTAGACTCAATTGGAAATAATTGAATTAGTTTAAAAACAGATGCATCATTTTGTTTTGAACCAATCATAGCTATATCACAACTTAATATACGGATCTCTTTAGATTCTTTGTTAACATATTTAAAAGACTTATCTTTAATTAATTCATAAAATGGTTTTGGATAAATTGGTTTATATATTTTTCTAACTTTTAAGATTTCATCTGTTTTAAAGAAAGCTTTTTCACTTTCTCCAAAAAACATACAATTCATTTCCATTTCCCATCCAATAATATCCATATCGTCTTCTGCTAGTTCATCTAATAATTGTGCTTTATTTGTTATATTTTCTTTAATTGCAAATTGATATGGTAAACCACATACAAAATACTTTTTACCATTCAACATTGAGTTTATAAATACCTTGTATCTTTCATAAGACCAATTAAATTTATAAAAACATGAAGATAAAAATATCTCTTGATTTCTTTCAAGAAATTCTTGTTTGTTCTTATATTCAGGTTTATCTAAATAAGCTGGTTGTCTTGATGCCGCTAAAAATCTTCTTAAAACATTTCTATAAATTGCTGGATCTATCATTCTAAACTCATCTAAAATTAGTACATTAGCTCTGGCACTTCTTGCCCCTTGAGTTGCAGCAACAACTTTGATCCATGAGCCATTCATAAACTCAACATTTGGATCATCAGTATTCATAGATGTTCTAATAGAACCTTTAATTTCTCTTTGAATCATACCAGTTTTAGATTTTTGCATTAATTCAGGAATTTTTTCTGTCACAACTTTCATTGACTGACCTTTTTGACCTGCTGCTACTACAATTTTTGTGCCTGGATATAATATACAACGAATAACACAATATAATGCTGTGAGCCAAGTTTTACCCAATCCTCTACTTGCAAGAAACATTGAATAATTATAATGTATCATGCAATATAATAATATTTTTTGAAATGGCTTTAATGATAATCCTAATACCTCTTCAGCAAAAATATCTGGTCTAGCACGGTAAAAAGCACACCAATCTGCTACACCATTCATCAATCTTTCAGATTTAGTTAGTGCTTCATTAGATTTATTATAATTGCGAGTTTGACTAAATAAACCAACATTATTTGTTGCTTTATTTCTATTTACTTCAAAGAATTGATATCCTGCCATTATTCATCATCCTTATTATCCAATTCCTCAAAATCAATTGTATAATCTTTTAATGATTTCTCATATATATCAACAGCATCACAATTTAACCCTTGCATTTTGGCAAGATGTCCAACCATATATGTATCTATATATTTTTTCATTTCATCATCTAATTTTTGAGGAACAGGAGATTCATTTTCCCATTTCTTTATTAATGTACCAAAAGAAACTTGATCATTTGCCTCTGCTCCTGTAGCTTGAATTGGTTTCATTTTAGCATCATTCATAAGTTTACTTCTTGTTTCAATTAATTTAGAAACATCACCTTTCTCACCATTTTGTCTAATTCTTTCAATATCTAAATTAATAAAACAAATATCTCTCATTAACATTTCCATGCCATAATCAGGACATTCAAAGCTTGTTTCTATTTTATATTTTTCTTCAGATAAAAATTCATATTCCCAGATTTCTAGATTTTTACCCCAATACTTAATAACATCATTTGAAATATCAACATCTTTATTAATATAAGATTCTTGTATATCATCTTGAACAATAATATCACTATCTTTATATCTAAAAGACTCTATATTAGCATTGTTTTTACCTGTTGAACCCAACTTACTTTTATAATAACCAAAAATAGCATCTGATTTTTTACCTTTTTCAAGATAAGATTCAACTTGACTTTTTGTTTGTTTTAATGCTTCTTTATTAAAACAAACATCTAAGGATTCACATGTAAGTTGTAATGCTACCTCTAAATTATTATGAATATTAAAGTATTCGTAATATATTTCATTACAACAGTCTTTACAAACAGACATATATCCATTTTTGTCAATCATTGGATTTGTTGCAATATAAAAGCTGTTTATAGATTTTGTTTTTTGACATCTTCTGCAATAAGCTACTTCTTTTTGTTTTGATTGTTGTTTTACTTTTTTATTGACTACTCTAGGAATAATAATCACTCCTTTATTCCATTGTTTTATTTTTTAATTATAAACATAATAAAGTACCTATTCACACACAAATAGGTACTCTCAACATCTATAATCTACTAACTCAAAAACTCTTTAACACTGTCCTTCACATCATCAGCTCCATGCTGTCTGCCCATAAAATACAAATCAGTCAATATCTCAAAGACACAATCTTGACATCCTTCAGTTGCTAAAACCTTTTCAGTGTAATCAACCAAAAGTTTAATAATCTCAAGATTTTCATCACTCAAACTGTCTCTATCCAAACCTGCACACTCTTCACATGTGCATTCTTCACAATTACAGCAATCTTCTTCCTCTGCACAAATACCACAGCCTTCACATTCATCTAAATTAATAGGACAAATACTTTCATACTCATCATATTCAACAACAACATGTCTATCTGCATCTATTTTCTTTGAAATCTCTTCATAATCAACATCTACATAGTAAACAGAATTAGTTTCATGCCACTTATAATCTGTGTTACCACTGGCAGGTTCAATATAAAGCACTTCATGACCAATTTTAGAAATATAATATTCATGATTTGGGTCTGTAAAATCAATATCTACATCATCAAACCTATCTAAATCAATCTGTTTACTAAAAATATTAGCCAATTCATAGTCACAAACTATTGTTATATCTTCATTCCCTTCAAAAATATTTAACAAATCTACTACCATGTCTTTGTATGTATCATAAGTTATAGTTTTCATATTATTCTCCAATATTTAAGTTTTATTTTAATTTTGATTTTTTAAACCCAATTCTTTTATCTTCAAAATCATCTTCATCATACTCTTCAGCTACATCTTCACAATGAAATCCAATTGCATGTGTACCACATTCTTCAACTTCTGGATATTTCTTTTCAAACTCCTTAGCTATGGTCTGACTTTGAATCTGATACTTAGTAGCATTAACACTTAATCTATAAGTGATAATCTCTATGACTAATTCAATAACAGGAAAAAGAAATCTTTCTGCAAGTAGTCCTATAATTATACCTAAAAATAAATAATAGAACATAATTTCACACTATTAACCTTTCTGGTTATAAATATTTAAGTTTTAATTACTAAATATAGCTATTAATTATTGATTCTAAACCATTGTTATCATCCCATATAAATGATTGTGCTTTCTTTTGTGAACCAACATATCCACTATTATATGTCCATGCATCTGTTCCACAAATAGCACTAATCCATCTAAAAATAATTCCATTTTGCTCGTCAATCATTTTTTCTTTATGAAAATGTGATAAATGAAATTCTCTATACTTAGATTTACCCCATAATTCAGGAACATCATTTTGCATACAATATACAATATTCTTCTTTTCATCTGCACCATGAGCAAATCCTAATAGATTTTTACCAATCGTTATATATTTGCGATTATTGAAAATAGAATCAACTTCAATATTATCATTATTCATGAAATGCCAATACATAGCTTCTGTCATTGTAAATGATGTTAATTTGTCATGATTACCTCCAACATAAATTACTTTTACAGGAGCAATTTCTGATAATCTATAAACAATTTGAATAATATTTTTCAGTAAAGTTTTATATAAAACATCATATTTCACATCAGTATCTTGTGCTGTTCCTTTTGTAGTTGTATTAAACATATTATCAATATTGGCAAAGTCTTGACCAAATGGTAAAATTATTTTCTTTATTTGGTAATATTGAGTTTTAGAAATAATATCTTCAATAACCTGCCATAGTCTTTTAATTCCAATATCTGTAGAATATTCATTTCTAGTTTCATCAATACAACACAGTTTATCAATATGAACATCTGCTAAATTAATTTCTAAAGTTTTCCCTGAAACATTATAAGGCATCTGCTCTATTAATGGAATATCAATATTTAATTCTTCTATAGCTGTTTTAATCCAATTGATATCAAACTTTGTTATCTTAGGTTTAACAACTATTTTAGAACTATATAATGTTTTGATACCATCTTGTTTACTATAAATATTCCATATATTATTTCTAGCACTTAATAATTCCCATGAATAAATATCATATCCATGTGCCTTTAAAAGAAAGTTAACATCTTTAGCATCTTTCTCTGACATTCTAATTAACTTATCACTAGATTGTGATCCATCTTTATTTAATTCAACAGTACTTTTATATTTTGTATTTAAATCATTATCATTAAATTCTTTATGTATTTGCTTATCAATTGTTGACTTATTAACTTCTTCAATTGTCTTTTCTAAGTTAGTCAAACATTTTCTAGCATGATCTGAAGATACTTGTTCTCCATATAGTAATTCATATATTTCTGTTTTATCTAAATCATAATCTTTCTTATTTTTTAATAATCTGTCTGCATATTGCAAAAAATCTTCATCTTGTCTTTTTTGAATATCCATGTATACCTCATATATTTTATTTGATCTCATCGACTTTGAGAGTAAAATCTAGGCTCATGCACCATAATTCTACATAATTAAAAAGAGTGGCTTTTACACCACTCTAAGTACTGAAAAAATAGGCCAGCTGAACAAATGATGTGCTCCAACCTTACAAAACACTTGGTTTTTCCTAGTTGGCAATTAAGCCAAATTGTAATCCTACACGTTAATTCATCACTGAATGTCAAGAACATACTTTCTAAATATTAATATTTATTATTCAGTAAGACAAACTAAGGAATAAGGACTTGAACCTTAAATATGACAGTCAAAGTGTCATGTGTTACCAGTTACACTATTCCTCAATATTTGGTGACACCAACACTAACCTAGTTGGCTAGGCATTTTGCCTTACT